GTATAACTTCAGGTGGTAAATTATCAAAAGCTTTTTCAAATGGCTTAGTAAAAAAGAAACTTGCTTTTATTCCTTTTTGGTATATACTTGTTGCTATTGCAAATTTTAAACTTTTTCTAGAAACGAACCTACCTTTTTCATCTCTAACACCTTTTACATTCCTTCTTAATACCCATTGATCCAATGATTTTGGTGGTATCATTTTATAGCTACCTGAATATCTGAACTTGGATAATCTTGACTCGTAATATGTAGACTTAGATCCTTTAACACCTTGATCTATAAACATACCATATTCATTCATTATAAACGACACAGAGTAACCGTAAGAAGTTTTCTTTGTATCATATTGAATAGAATCATAAAGGCTCTTAGACGCATTCTTTTTACCCTTAGTAAGTCTGCTACGTGATTGCTGAACCACATATTTACCAAACTTATTTAGAGTATCTTGAATATTGTCTAGCATATAGTCATTGTGTTTGGTATTAGTACATCAAAAGTCAATGTCCAACCAGCTAACTTATTATCGAATCTATCAACGAATGGCTCTATTAATGGTGAACCTGTTAATTGGTATAGCTCCTCGTGTAGATCACCTCTTCTTAATAATTCCAGTAATCTATTTATAACAGCCATCTGAGTATTTAATACGTCTTGCTCATTATCATTTCCCAGAAACTTATCTACCGTATCCGATTTACTTTCATCTACAATATCCATACATAGCAAACTCATACTGAATTGCCAAGTACTTCCATTCAAAGTAGCGCTGTTTACTATGAAATGTGAAAGTGGGAATATATCTTGTTTGTTTAGATCAACTTGAAAAATATCTCCGTAAGTAACAGTATTAACAAAAGCATCTAATGCTAATGTATCTTTTATTTTGGTTGTTAGATTATAAAATCCTTGCATTACTTAAATTTTTGTTTTATCATCCTGTTCTCTAATTCAACCTTTTCCTTTTCAAATGCTAAATACATTAAGCAAGTATGTAAGGGTAAGTTTGTAATTTCGTTAAATCTCCTAATGTCTCCTTGAGCGATTGTATATAACTCCTGATAGCTTCCCCATTTTCTTGCAAAGTTGCTTTGGTCGTCTGCTCCTTCTGTATTTCCTTCTCCAAAAAGCTCGGGATAGCTTTCAGCAATTCGTTGGTTAAATTGCAAAAAAAAACAAGCGAACCCATTACAACACCTAATGGCATTCTTTTCATTAGCTCACTATGCTTATGACTGCCTTCGTATTCCTCTATCAGATATTTCTTACCAAACTTATTTACGATCGGTCTATATAGAACTGCCATCGCTTTGTGCATCTTCTGCCAATCATTTAGATAAGATGTAACGTCCTTATTTTCTCCGTATGTAATTTCATCTAGATTAGGAATAAAACCGAATTCTAGACCGTTTAAATTGAATCTCAGAGAATGTTTCTGCTCCTGCTCAAACAAATCATTTATGTGCTTAGAGTATTTTTCAACGTCAGAAGCTTTTATCTTACCAATACCTTTTAAATCTAATCCTAAAAAGATACCCAATACATCTTCCTCCTTTGGATCTTCCAATCTTAAGAATTCTTGATATTGACCTAAAGTAATATCGTTTAGATTTTCTGGTACGTTAATTTCTACCTTCATGAATAGTTATATTAATTTGAAAACAAAAAAAAGAGCTACTTGTATAAAGTAACCCTTTTTCGCTATCAAACAAATAAACTAACTAACTTATCTTTTCATAGTAAGCCAAGTACAATTCTTTTATTTTATTATACATGGTTCTATCTTGCTTATAGATTGTATCACCTTGTCTAATCTTACCTTGGTAATTTATTTCTATCTTACACTTAGGATTTTGATTACCGTTACTGTATGGTACTGGAACTGGATAGATCCTAATATCCATATCCCAACAGTATCTTATTTTCTTATAATCTTTCATTCGTCTTCTATCATTTGTTTAATATATCCATACAATATAGAAAAGCTAGTTGGTACTACCATGAACATCGCTGTTCCTGTTTGACCTTCTACCATAAAATGGTAAGCTATAAATAGTAATAAAAAAGTGATTATTAAATTATAATTAAAATCTTTCATAATATACATTTTAAAAAGGGAGCTTTTACACTCCCTTGTTTATTTTATTTTTTTAGCTATTTCTTCTAACTACATCGCAATTATTGTAGTTATCTATTATTTCCTGTTTCATAAATTTGCCTGTTTCTTGAAATACCTCTTCAATGTCTCTACCCCAATGGTCTTTAACCATCTTATAACCTATTAATTTCATTTCTTTAATTGGTGTCCCAATAAATTGTCCAACTTGAAACCAAAAATCTTTTGGTGAAAGTTTATCTGTAGTAAAAATCTGTCTTGTGTTACCATAGGACTTTACCGACCAAATATAGAATTTTAATGGTTTTTTTAAAGTAAAATTTGAATTGCTCATAACTGATAAATTTAATTAGTATTTGTTTGTTTGATGAAGTAAAGATACAGAATCCTTTTTAGTTATCAACAATCTGTGAACAAACTTTAACGGTCTTTAACTTATCCCTAACGTTTTACCAAATATGGTATTCCCCTTTATTAGGATCTTGCAATTGTGAAGTGAGTGCATATCGCATTGCATCGATAGCATGATTATAAGCGTCAATTGGTTTATTTAATTTATTACCTTCTTTATCAGTAAGCCAGATATAGTTTCTTAATTCATTTATTAAGTTCTTACTTCTGTCAGTAATATATACCTTGTTTTGGTTTATTAAATTTATACCATACACAATACTATCCCTACCTTTTGAAACTGGTAATACCTGATGTCCATAACTATTTAATTCTGCTATAGATTTTGGTTCTGCACTATCTGCATAAATTATATCAGTTATATTCTGGGATTTTAATATGTTGCTTATTTCACTATTTAGCAATCCTTTCTTATACAACACCTCATCAAATACATAAGCATCATTCCATTTATATAATGCTACCAAACTTGTTGGATCGTTGCTATAACCCCAGTCCATACCGTAGCATAATAATCTTGTTTCGTTTTGTATCTGTTCTGTAAATTGTAATTCCTTCCAATCCGTAATACAAACACCTTCCAAAGATCCTACTTGACCAAGACCATATACCTTCCACCAATTTTCCCAATACGTTGAGGTCTTAGCTTTATCTTTTGCCTTCTCTATTTCTTTTACAATGCTGTCTTGTAACGCTTCATTGTCTTTATATGTTAATACCTCAAGTTCAGCATCATCGTCCACTAGAACTTGCTTATGAGCCCAAAATTCATTTGTTGGGTTGTAGTCAATCCATATATCTCCACTGGTTCTAATTGCCAATTGGTTATAAGCATCGAATGGAATATTGTTTGCTTCGTTTACATATAAGATATTCCTTCTTGCACCTCTGAGCTTATCTGGTTGATCAACACTAAAGAATTCTATATAACTACCATTTGTGAAAGTATATTTTAAAGTAGACTTGTTAAATTGGTTATCCCTATATCTATTCAGCATCAGCATTATCTTTAGGAAATCTTTTAATGCTCCTCTTCTTAGATGAGGTATAGACTCAGAGACTACACTTATCTCTAAATTAGGTTCCTTAATAGCCTTATCAATAAGTAAAGGTAGAATCCCAAATGTCTTACCAGCTGAGGTCCCACCTTGTACTACTTTCTTTCGAGCCGTTAGACGACTCATTTTTTTAATAGCTGTAGTTAATATAAATTCGCTCATAAAGCTTCTTAAACAGCTTCTAAATATCCCCTAATGAGAATATAGGCTGTTCGTTGTTCAATGTAATATCTCTGGTTTCTTTAGGCTTACCAGCATAGTAATTAAAATATAACTGAACAAATTTAAAGTCTCCAGCTTCTACACCTTTTTTAAGTGCTTCGTATGCTTTGTCTTCCATTGGGCTTAACTTCTCTATCATTGCTACCTCATCTGCCTTTGGCTTCCTCCCAGCGCCTTCTCTTGCTCCACCTCTTTTGTTTTCCATATTTGAAAAAATTTGATTATTCAATTATAAAAACAACTTATCTTATTTATTGTTAATACGTTTAATGAATCTACCATCTGATGTATGCAATGTAGTTTCTCCTTCATCACTTACCATATAGTTATTTACGTATTGACTTATTAGACTTTTGATTACAGCAGGTGGCAGATTGTACCTACCACCATTTCCTCCGTGTCTTATGTAGTAGCTGTAACATCTTTCTATCTCGTCTCTTGTCATTTAGCGAGCTTCATCATTCTTACCATCGCTTCTAATCTTAGCTTAACTAATTCTATTTGCTCTTCGTTAAGACCTTCTAGAATATTGTTTACCTCTTTGGATCCTTCATTAACTATATATTTGCTTTCCTTCAATTTCCTAATCTCCTCCGCTAATTCCATATTCTTTTGGACTACCTCTGAATAACTTGCTTCATTTCCTGCAGATGGGTTTTCTAGATAAGCTGTATATACCCTTTTTAGTATAGGACGTTTTAGAGCTTCATTAAAGTTTCTTAAGTTATGTATTACTGAGCAATGATCCTTATTTACTTTACTACCAATTTCCTCTAAAGATAGATTAGTTAACTCCCTTGCAAGTTTATAGTATACTGTTCTTGCAAATACATACTCATTTGTTTTTTTCTTTCTGGTTATATCTATACCAGTTTCTTTATTTATGAAATTTATAATATCGTCTACCATAGTTCTTTTTCGTTTATTTCTTGTACTTGTTTAGCTACTGAAACTAATGTATTAAATCTAGCAAAATCCAAAGCTAATTTAATTCCAGCACATTTCAAATACTCTTCTTTTGTTTCATAATAATATAATTGTTCCTCGACTGTTTCTATTGAATATCCAGCAACCAAAGACTCTAATCCTAATTTAAAATAGTCTGCTATTACTGGATTATCAAAGCTACTCATTCTTTACAAACGTACCATTCTCCATTTTACCACTCCTTGTTGATATTACTTTATACGAAGACTCTATACAATCTTCTATATTTAGATCTTCAAGTTTAGCTAAGTTTGTTAATACTACAACGCAATCACCAATAGCATCTATTATTTCCTCTTTATCATTTGCGAGTATAGCTTTTGCTAATTCACCTGTTTCCTCTAGTAATTTAACATATTGTGTTTTCGAATCCCCTTTGTCATATATACCTCTTACCTTTGCCCAATTTCTTATCTTATCGTATATGTTTCCAGAAACTGTACTAGAATAGAAATTCCATAAAGAATTGTTATAGATAAACATTCCCATATTAGGGTACATGCTTTTGACTGCTTTTCTACTTATAAAATCTATAATCTCCTTATTTATTTTTACCGTTCCTAATTCCGGTAATACTATCTCATTTACATCAGAGAAGTAGTTTTCAAAATCTGTTCTTTCTTTTGTTCCTTGAAATGTAACTGTCGATGCAGTAACGTGTAATTTTTCCATTTGATTAATTTTAAGTTTATTATAAGGTACTCTATCTAATTTATAACCATATTCCTTTTGCAATTTAATTTCAAGATCTGAAGCTTCGTTTAAAGATTTCGTTTTAGCTAATATTTCATACTGGAAACATCCTTGCTGTACTTCAACCCTTCTTTTTATATTATTGGTGCATCCTATCTTTCTAATGCTGGGGATATGGTAAATGTAATACATGTTTATTATTTAAAAACTTTTACGAATGTTTCTTTCATAAGATCCATATTGTAATCTTTATCTTGCTTATACCTAAGAGGTTTCTTTTTCATTGAGGTATCAAACTTATCAGAATATAAATCCCTAAGAATCTTTTTACCTTTTCTTTGGCTATAA